GGGTGGCGATTAACTCATGAGCACCGAAGTCGACACCGCGTTCGCGGACGGGACGTACCGCTTTTGGCTGCCCATGCCGCAAGTGACCGCTTTCGAGCGCGATCACGGCTCGATCTTCGACTTCTGGGGCAAGCTCACAGATGCGATCGGCATCGATAAAGAGGGCGCGTTCCATTACATCGGCCCGAGTGGCCCACCCGTCACGGCGTTACGTGACTTCATCCGCCTTGCGTTGATCGGCGGCGATCATGGCATGGTCGACGGCGAAGAGGGCGAAGTGGGCCCGACCAAGGCGAAGCACCTCGTCGACGATTACTGCTATCCCGCCCGCCCGCTTGCCGAAGCCGCAGCGCTGGCGTTCCAAGTCGCCGACGCCGCGGTGCGGGGCGTGGACCTAGCTGGTCAAAAAAAAAGCGCCGCGGTGACGAACTAGCCGAGCCCTTCCGACGCGGAGCCGTCATCGCAAACTGCGGACAGCTAGGCATCGACTGGCGCACGGTCGATATGGCCGAATATCTCGAAGCGCTCGAGGCGCATTACGAGGCAACCAATCCCGAGAAGAAGAGCAAGCCCGCCTCCGCCGGCCTCATGCGCTTTGTGAAGGCGCACCGGGAGGGTTAGGGCGGCCAAAGTTTTCAAACCTTCAAGAAAATATTCAATGGAAGGTTTCTGTGGTAAGTTACCGTTTTTCGGTAAGAATGTGTAAGTTTTCAAAGATTCAAATATTATATGGTATGTATATCTCTAGGTATGGGCACACCCACCCCTTTTAGGGAAATCCCTTGAAAACTTGAAAACAAACCCCGAGCCCGCAGAAAACTGCGGATTCGGGGCCTTGAAAACTTTCTTGAAGTTATTTGAAGTTTTGAAGTTTTAGCGGGGTCCAGCTAGGCGCCGAACAATGCTTGGCGGGAAGTGTATGCGCATTCCCTCGCGGACGCTAGCCCTTATTCGTTCTTCCCTATCCCGCTCGACATACGCGAGCAGAATTTCGCGCAAACCCTCGGGGTTGCAAAGGAATTCGGTGGCCATCTGGCTGGCGCGTTCCATGAGGTCGTGTTGGGTCGCGACCGATTCACGAGCGCGCCGCTCGCATTCAATGAAATAGCGGCGCGCCTGCCGGCCGCGCTCTGTCCGCTCCACCATCGCCAGTTCCTTGGCCATGTCGATGGAAAGAGTGAAGTCGCGGCGGAGATGGCCGCCGTGTCTTACTTCACCGTTTTGTGAGGTAAGTTTTGGGGCCTCGGCATAGTCGACACCTTCGACGAAGCCGTACTGCCGAACGCGCTGGCGGAACCAGTCGGAAAAATATTTCCCGACCTCCAACCATTCATGCAGCTGGCGGGCGTCGACCGCATTCACTTCCTCGCCACCTATCGCCCGGGGCTGGATCTCGATTGGCACAACGTCCTTGGCCATCATGCATTCTCCAGAAAGCGGCGAATGTCAGCGTTCGCCTGTTTGATGAAATCGGGGTCCCATGACGTTCCCTCGTCGTCACCGCAGTAGAGGTAATCGAACTTCCACAGCGCGGCCTTCGCGTCGGGCGCGGCGTGCCGGATGAGTTTGTCGGCCATATTGGCGTAGGTGTCGACCAGTTCCTCGTACCGGTCTGCGATCGCCTCGAACCCGCTGGCCTTGTTCCATTCGCGCATACGAACCATCTCGGGCGAGTTCGGATTAGGCCACTCGGGGAACATCACCCGTTGAGCCTGAGCGAAGGGATCGTAGCTTTCGGTGCGGTAGCGCTCGGCTTCCGCTTCGGCAGCCTCATAGCGAGTGAGCAGGCCATACCAGCCTGCGACTTCGACCGCGCCGCTCACGACGCAGCCCTCAGCGCTTCGCGACCATACATCGCGGCGTAGGCCCAGCGTTCGAGCTTGATGGTCCTGCCGAGCTTCTTCTCATACTCTTGCAGCAGGCGGATTTTTTCGGATACGGTGTTAGCAGCCATGTCGAACTCCTTGGGTTCGGGTTTGGTTAGGGCGTCTCGGGAGCTGCAACTCTCTTGACGCCCGAACTTTATGCGCGCATAAAGCTGGCATGTCAACACTTAATACGCGCAAAAAGAGAATGGGGAGGCCTCCTGTCGATAGCGAGGAGGTCTCTGTGCGCATGAAGCGACCACTGCTAGATGCGCTGGATGCTTGGAAAGATTCTCAGGAAGATTCGCCCACGCGGCCCGAGGCGGTCAGGCGATTGCTCCACGCTGCCCTCCGGCGGGATTGAAGGTCATTCTACCACTATTTTGGCAAGGCGTGATCTCGCCAAGCTTTCATCACATGGCCCCGAGATGAAAGCCCTGTTCCGCGCATCGAATATGGCGGCCGGGCCATGCTTGCGTGCCGCAGAGTTGGATGGACAAGTGTTCGAGGTGGGCGCCGCGCCGATCCCGCCTTTCGAAGATTGCCCCCACCCCGACCAATGTGCCTGCATGTACCAGGCTAGATTGGTATTGGACTAAGGGGCGCTAGTTTCTTCTAAGCGCTCGCGTTTCAAATTTTCCGGCATGCCAGCCAAGAGCGCATCTTTGGTCTGCAAAGTCAGTGTGCTGCCCTTGCAATTGATCACTGCGTCACCTGCCAGCCACCCCAGCGCGCCATCGGTCTCGGATTCAAGATATGCGACCGGGCCGAGGGAGTAGAAGCGCTCGAAACCAGCATAAGCCCCAAACGAATTTTTGCCGTTGACCTCGCCTGTATACCAGATCGGGTTGTCGGGACATGGTTCTACGTTCCTGAATTGAGCACTCTCTGGATCTTTCAGCTTATCGGCTACCGCGCTTTCGGCCTTTTCGATCGCACGGGCCTCCTCAGAGAACTGGCTACAACCCGCTAAAGCCAGTGTGATGATCAAACATCCAGTGCGCATTCCACTCCCCCTGCGGCGGTAATTTCACAGCCACCGCAATTTACTGATCGTGTCAAGGAGCAGCACCTTGGCCGAAGTCGATCCCGTCATCCTTGAATTGCGCGCCGAGCTTGGCCGGTACAAGGCCGAACTGCGATCAACCACCACCAGCGTAGAGCAGCTGCTTGGTCGGCAAGAGAAATCGGCGAAGCGTCTAGAAGCCGAGATGCGCCGTTCGTCGGGTGCGATCGGAAGCACGCTCAAAGGGCTAGCCGGCACGCTCGCCGCAGCCTTCACTGGACGCGAACTGGTCGGCCTGATCGACGGTTTCACACGGTTCCAAAACCAGTTGAAGGTCGCCGGGCTCGAAGGCGAGCAACTCGCGCAGGTGCAAGAGCGCCTTCGCCAGACCGGCGCGCAATATGGCGTCGAACTCGAAAGTCTCGGCTCAAGTTTCAGCCGCATGGCGCAGGTGCAAAAGGATCTCGGCGCATCGACCGAAGACCTGCTGCGGCTCAACGAAATCGTCGCGGCATCGCTCAAGGTGGCCGGGACAGATGCGCAATCGGCTTCCGGTGCGTTGCTGCAGTTGGCGCAGGCGCTTGGATCGGGAGTGGTTCGCGCCGAAGAATTCAACTCGGTCTTGGAAGGCGCACTACCTCTTGCCCAGGCAGCAGCCCGAGGCATCGAAGGTATGGGCGGATCGGTCGCCAAGCTTCGCGCCGAGGTTGCCGAGGGTAACGTAACCAGCCAGCAGTTTTTCGAAGGCGTGTTGCGCGGCGGGGTGCAGACGCTGGCCGACGCGGAGAATGCCACTCTCACGCTCGGCGGCGCATTCACGACCTTGCGCAACGAACTGACACTGTATTTTGGTGAGGCGGGAGGCGCGTCCGGCGCAACGGAAGCGCTGGCAGGGGCCATCAAGGCGCTCGCTGACAACTTGGACATCCTGATCCCTGCGCTGGCTGTTCTCGGCACGGCAATCGGTGGGCGCTTGCTTGCCGCGTCACTGGTCGGCGGGCGCGGGCTACAGACCGTTGCCGCGTATGCGTCCGTTGCCACCACAAGCCTTGCGGGCACGGCCTTGGCCGCGCAGTCCGCCGGCGCCGCGCTACTTTCCGCCCTCGGCGGCCCGGTCGGCTTGGCAATTACGGCAGTCACGCTGAGCCTCGGCTACCTCGCCACTGCGACCGAAACGGCGGAAGGCGCGGTTGAGCGGCTTGGCAGTGAAACGGACAAGCTTCGCAGTTCGAGCGAAGAACTGCGCGCCCGTCTGCAGCAAGCCGGAGTAGCCGTCGACGACATCGGGACCGCAGCCCGCTCTTCGGCAGACAAGCTAGGCGAAATGAACAACGCCATGTCGCTCAGCATCGGGCTGGCGCTGGATATGGCCCGAGCTTTCCAGAAAGTATCGCTTCTGCAGGGCGACTTGGCCGAATTGCGTGCGACACGTGAGAGGATCGAAAACCCGAACGTGCTCGACGGACCGGGGGCGCTCGGCACCTTGGTGCGCAACCAGTTCGGTGGCAACGACGCCCTCATTCGCGAGTTGCGCAAGAAGGAAATTGCGCTCGAAGAGAATATCGCGTTGCAGGTGCGCGCGCTCGAGAACGGTATCAAGCCAACCCCGACGGAAGGCGGAGGTGGGGCGCCTCCCGCAGCCCCTCCCCCCAAGCCCGCTGGTGGCCGCACCCGCACCCGCTCCGGTCCCGATGCCGACGAGATCGCCGCCCGGCAGGAAGCCGAGATTGCCCGCCTTCGCGCCGAGGAGATTCAGGCGCGGCTCAACCTCACCGAGGACATCGACGAGCGCGCCAATCTGCAGGCCGAGCTCGACAGCATCGAATTTGCGCAGCGCCGTGCGGACATCGAGAGCAACGCGGACCTGAGCCGTGCGCAGAAGGATGCGCAGCTTGAAATCTTGGGCGGGCTCTTCGGCGTATCGGGCGAGATCGACGAGCAGGGTCGCATCATTGTTCGCGGCAACGAAGGGCTGTATGCGCAGATCCGCGAGCGTGAGGCGCAGCTTGAGGAAATCAGGCGCCAAGGTCAGTTGGACGCCGACACGGCGCGGGCGAAGGAAGATGTTCTCCGCAGCCAGCTTTCGATCACGTCGAACCGCGAAGATCGCGCCCGGCTCGAGAAGCAAATCCTCGACATCCAGATTCAGGCCGCGAAGGATCACCTGCGCGAGCAGATTGCCACGGCGGAACTGGCCAAGGGGCAGGAAAAGCGGGTCGCGCTTCTCAAGCAGCAATTGGCCGACCTCGACGGGATCGCGGCGAACGAGAGCAAGGCGATCGAGGAGGCTTATGAAAGCCCGCTTCAGCGATATGCGCGCGATCTGAACGAAAAGAGCCTTGAAGACCGCGCCGAGGAATTGATCGTCGATGAGATAGAGACGGTCCGGCGGGGGATGCGTGACGCTATTGCCGATGCGATCGGCACCGATGATCCTTTGATAACTGGCTTGCTCGACATCCTTCTCCAAGAGGTGTTGTTCAAACCATTGGCAGACAGCTTGGCGAACGCACGGGGCGGTGGTGGGGATTTCTTCGGCTCGCTGCTTTCGGGCATTGGTTCCTTCTTCGGAGGGGCCCGGGCGACCGGTGGCCCGGTCAGCGCGGGCAAGGCCTACCTCGTGGGCGAGCGTGGTCCCGAACTCATGGTACCGGGGGCATCGGGCACCGTTATTCCCAACCACGCGATCTCGGCTGCGAACTCTCCGTTGCGGGGCGGTGGGGCAGCAAGCGGCGGCGTGGTCAAGCTGGTCATCGAAGAGGGGCCGCAGTTCGCCTCCCGCGTTCGCGCCGAAGCGACTGGCGTCGCGGTCGAAGTGACTCGTGCAACGGCCCCGCGCCTGATCGATGCGGCGGCAAACGAAACCGCGCGCCGCTTTAGCAGGCCGAAGCTATGACCGAGATCATCGTCCCGAACGCTGACGACTTCCTGCTCGACAGCCTTCGCCTTCGCGCACCGGCGCAGGTCAACCGCTCGACATGGACGGGGCGGCGCAAGGTCATCGGTCTGTCGGGCACCGAAGTGTGGACCGGGCAGGCGACTATCGACCTGATCACGACCGAGGAACAGGAGCGACAATGGCGCGCATTCCTGTTCGCGCTCGAAGGGCCGGTTAACTGGTTCCGCTGGCGCCTGCCGTGCAACAGCCATATCGGCCCGAAGCCAACCGTCGATACCGGCGCGTCGGACGGGTACACGCTGCCCCTCACCGGCGGGCAAGCGAATGCGCGGATACTGCGCGCCGGCCAATTCATGACCGTGCCCCTGCCCTCCGGCCACGCCCGCGCGGTGTGCCTGACCGCAGACCTGCGCTTCGATGCGTCGGGGGATGCGACGGCGCAGTTCAAGCCCGCATTGAACGAGACGCCGACGGCCGGCGTCACGGTCGAGACGACCGACCCTTACGTGCCCATGAGCGCGGTTGATACCGAGCAGGGGCTCAACAGCGCGGACGGCGTGTCTGGGGCGACCTTCGACGTTGAGGAGGCGCTGTGAGCCTGCCCGACCCAACCTATTCGGCCGCGCTCGACGAGCCAATCGTAAAGCCGGTCTGGTTCGCCTTCCTCGATTTCGTGGGCGACCCGGTGCGCGCGAACACGAGTGGGCGGAACATAACCCCGGCAGGGTTCGACGATCCCGACTTAGACGACCAGACCTTTATTGGCATCTCGGGCACGCTTGTCGCGGTGTCCCCGGTCAAGATTAGCGAAGGCGGGTCCGAGACTGTCACAGCCCAGCTATCCGGCATTCCCGGTCTCGATGATGACGTGATCGCGATGATCAACGATTCCTCCAACTGGCAAAGCCGCGACGCCCGCCTCTGGAAAATCATCCGCAACGCTGCGAACGTGCAGCAGGGCGGCTTCGACGCCTACTACACCGGCAAGATGGTCGGCCTCACGCATTCGGGTTCGGGTGAAGGGCAAGTGCTCACGGTCACGATCGAGAGCTATCTGGGCGTGTTCTCAGAGCCGTCGAACAACACCTATCTCGACCAGGAGCGCTACGACCAGGGCGATGAAAGCGCGCGGGCAGCGATTGCAATCGCGAACGGCAACTACACCGGTGCGCGGACCGGAAGCGGCGGTGGGGGCGGCGGGACCGGCCCGGGCGGGCGCGGCAATGTCTTCGGCGGGCCAAGGTACGATTACCTATGACGCGGCTACCGGATTGGGAAACGCGGCTGTCCGCATGGATCGTGGCCAACCGGTCGCGCGAGTTCGCGTGGGGGCAGTGGGATTGCATTCTCATGGCGTGCTCTGCGGTCGAGGCGCAAACCGGCATTGACCCGGCGGCGGAATACCGCGGGCGCTACAGCGATGCGCGCGGCGCGGCAGAGGCCCTGCGCGAGCTCGGCAAGGGGACGCTGATCAAGACCGTAGACGACGTGTTCGATCGGCGCCCGGTCGGGAAGGCCCGCCGCGGGGATCTCGTGATGTTCGAGCAAAGCATCGGCGTCTGCGTTGGCGGGGCTGGTCTATTCGTGGGCGAAGAGCGCCTGGCCGACGCGGCCGGCATCCCGATGCGCGCAGGGCTGGTCGCCATCCCGCGCGCTTCCCTCACACAAGCTTGGACGGTCTGATATGGGCAAGGTGGTCAAGGCCGTAGCCACGGTGGCAGCGATCGCGGCGGCAATCCCGACCGGCGGCACGTCCCTGCTCGCTCTTGGCCTCGGCGTATCGTCGCTGGCGGCAACGGCTATCGCGGTGGGCCTATCTGTCGGCGCGTCGCTGCTCAACAAGAAGAGCAAGCCGCCCAAGAACAGCCCCGAAGCGCTCGACCGATTGCGCGCGAACCTCGACCCGCGAACGCCGCGCAAGACAGCGGTCGGCATCACCGCGCTCGCAACCGATATTCGCGACGAGGAATTCACCGACGACCAAACCTACTTTCACCGGTTCATCGTCTGCGCGAGCCACAAGGTCGAGAGCATCGACGAAATCTGGTTCGACGACGAGCGCGTCTGGTCATCGTCCGGCGGCGTGGAAGGGGATGCGGTCGGTTATCTGACGGTCGCTACTCGTACCGAGGGCAGCGCGGCGAACGCGATCAACATTTCGAGCCGCATGGGTTCGACGCGGCGCTACACTGGGCTCGCCTACGTCCACCTGCGTTACAAGCTGACCGGCAACAGCAAGAAGGCCGAAAGCCCCTATGCGGGCGGGATCACGACCCGCATCACGATCCGCGGCAAAGGTGCTGCCCTCCCCGATCCGCGCGACCCGTCGCAGGACATGGACGACCAGTCGACTTGGGTCTGGGACGACGATGCCTGCCGCAATCCTGCGCTCGCTCTGCTGTTCTATCTGCTCGGCTACCGGATCACCAACCCGTCGACGAGCGAGGAACTGCTCGCGGTCGGAAAAGGCATCCCGGCCAATCGCATCGACCTCGACAGCTTCGCGGTGGCGGCCAACAT